GAAGGCGAAGCTACACTGTCTGAAGAGTTTAAAGAGAAAGCCGAAGTGATCTTCGAAGCTGCTATCAAATCGAAGCTGGCTGAAGAAATCGATCGCCTCGAAGAGAAGTACAACGAAGAATTGGCTGAAGAGGTTTCGACCGCTAAAGCTGACCTCGTTGAAAAAGTCGACAGCTACCTCAACTACGTTGTTGAAAAGTGGATGGAAGACAATCAAGTTGCTATCCAAACCGGCTTGCGTACCGAAATTGCTGAGAAGTTCATGAACAGCTTGAAAGATCTGTTCACTGAGTCTTACATTGAAGTGCCGGAAGCCAAGGTTGACCTAGTTGACGAACTCGCCGAAACTGTTGATGACCTTGAGCAGAAACTCAATGCCACAACTGCTGACGCAATCAAGATGGCAGAAGAACTTGAGACCTATAAGCGTGATGCTATCATCCGCGAAGCCTCTCGTGACCTCGCCGAAACTCAAGTCGAGAAACTAAAGTCTTTGGTTGAAGATGTTGATTTTGAAGACGCTGAATCTTTTGCTAAGAAAGTTCAGACCGTCAAGGAATCATACTTCACGAAGAAGGCTACTGAGTCCACACAAGAGATCCAAGAAGATGACGATGGCGAGACCACCGTTGCTCCTACCGGTTCGATGGCTCAATACCTCTCGGCGCTCAAGAAAACCTCTGCCAAATAAGGGAGAATCCAAATGCAATCGTACGATAAACTCGTAGAAAAGTGGGCCCCGGTTCTGAACGAAGAATCTGCCGGTGCCATTAAGGATGCACACCGTAAAGCTGTTACGGCTCAAATCCTTGAAAACCAAGAACGTGCTTTCGCTGAACAGCGTGAGCAAATGGGCATGTTGAGCGAAGCTCCTGCTAACGTCGCTTCGAGCGTCGGTAACTGGGATCCCGTTCTCATCGCTTTGGTTCGTCGCGCTATGCCTAACCTCATGGCTTACGACATCTGTGGCGTTCAGCCGATGACAGGCCCCACCGGCTTGATCTTCGCTATGAAGAGCGTTTACCAGTCGAATGCCCAAGCTGGTGCTTCGGTTAACGATGAAGCTCTCTTTAATGAAGCTCTGGTTAACTATTCTGGCGACTCGACCAACGACGGCAACGGTACACGTGGTCCTTCGGGCTTGGCTGGTGCTACTGACACCGCTAACGCCAGCGATATTTCTGACTCGGGCAGCGATTATGTACCTGTTACTGGTACGGCTCTGTCGACAGCTAACGCTGAAGGCTTGGGTGGTACTGGTGGTCAGATCTTCTCGGAAATGGGTTTCACCATTGAGAAAGCCACTGTGACTGCTAAGTCTCGTGCTCTGAAAGCAGAATACAGCTTGGAACTGGCTCAAGACCTAAAGGCAATTCATGGTCTGGACGCTGAGACCGAGTTGGCTAACATCCTGTCGACCGAGATCCTGGCTGAAATCAACCGTGAAGTTGTTCGCACGATCAACTCGCAAGCCAAGATCGGTGCTTTGCAAGATGGCCTGCAAGTCAAGGGTATCTTTAACTTGTCGACTGACGCCGATGGCCGTTGGAGTGTTGAGAAGTTCAAGGGCCTGATCATGCAGATCGAGCGTGAATCCAACACAATCGCTAAGCAAACCCGTCGTGGTAAGGGCAACATGATCATCTGCTCGTCGGATGTCGCTTCTGCTCTGGCTGCTTCTGGTATGCTCGACTATGCTCCGGCTATGTCGACCAACCTGCAGGTTGACGACACAGGTAACACCTTCGCTGGTGTCCTGAACGGTCGCACTCGTGTCTACATCGACCCGTATGCTTCGGCCGACTATGTCACTGTTGGTTACAAGGGTACCAACCCCTACGACGCTGGCTTGTTCTACTGCCCGTACGTTCCTCTGACGATGGTTCGTGCTGTTGGTGAAAATGACTTCCAGCCTCGGATCGGCTTTAAGACACGCTATGGTATGGCTCCTAACCCGTTTGCTAACAGCACTGTTAGCTCTACGGCTGACCTGGGCAACTCTACGCGTGACAACGCCTACTACAGAGTCTTCCGCGTGGACAACATCCTCGCCTAAG